ACAATATTCTTTTGGTTTATTTTATAAAAGTGAATTAGTAGGAATGGTATCTTATGGAACTCCTGCATCGCCAGATTTATGTAAAGGAATATGTGGGGAAGAATATAAACATCTAGTTAAAGAACTAAATCGCCTAGTTTTAATAAATAATATTAAAAATGAGGCATCATTATTAATTGGCAAATCTCTTAAACTTTTAAAAAAACCTTTAATCATTGTATCTTATGCAGATACTAGCCAAAATCATACTGGCTATATTTATCAAGCAACTAATTTTAGTTATACTGGTTTATCGGATAAAAGAACTGAATGGAGGCAAAAAAATTCTAATAAACACCCTCGTCATATTACTTCATTAAAAAGAAAAGAAAATCCAGATGACTTTTATTTAATAGCAAGATCAAGAAAACATAGGTATATATATGTATTAGCAAACAAAAAAGATAAAAAAAATCTTTTAAAAAAACTTAAATATCCAATTTTAGAGTATCCCAAATTTCAAAACAAAAATTATAAAACAGATACTAACATTCCTACACAAAGATTGTTAATTTAATTATGAAAATTGAAATGATAGAGATTGACAAGATCATACCCTACATCAACAATCCACGAAAGAATCAGAACATAGACAAAGTCGCAAGTTCCATCAAGGAGTTCGGTTTTCAACAGCCGATAGTGGTGGATAAAAAAATGACGATCATTGTGGGCCACACCAGATACGAGGCATCAAAAAAGATGGAGTTAAAAAAAGTGCCTGTCACAATAGCTGATCTGACACCACTCCAAGCGAAAGCGTACAGGATAGCTGATAACAGGGTTAATCAAGACAGCGAATGGGATTTTCAGTTATTAAATTTAGAATTTACCGATCTTTTGGATAATCATTTTGAATTGGATAATCTAGGATTTAATAATGAAGAATTAGAAAAATTAATTACTTTTGAAAAAGACATTGATTATGAAATGCCGAATATTCCAGATGAGGATAAAAAACCATTTCAACAAATGACATTCATATTGCATAACAATCAAGTTGAAATAGTTGAAAAAGCGATAAAAATAATTGAAAAAAAAGATATTGACAAAACATTGAATGATAATTTGAATGGTAATTGTTTAGCTGAAATATGTAAGGTTTTTTATGAAAATAACTGCTAAAAGCATAATTATAAAACCAATTCCCTCAAAAATAGCTAATAATTTTGTAAAAATATTTCATTATTCTAAATCAGTTGTTAATAACTCCAAAGTTCATTTTGGGGTTTTTTTAAATAAAAAATTAGAAGGAGTTCTTTCCTATGGAAACCCTATTGATAAAAGAAAAGTTTTAAATTTAATTCTAAATACGAAATGGCAATCTATGTTGGAATTAAACAGAATGGCTTTTACTGATAATCTTCCGAAATATAGTGAAAGCAGAGCTATTAGCATAACTTTAAAATTAATAAGGAAAAATTACCCACATATTGATTGGATTTTAAGTTTTGCAGACGGAACACAATGTGGTGATGGAACAATTTATAGGGCAAGTGGATTTTCATTGGTTGGAATAAAGAAAAACAAGACTATTTGTAAATTACCTAATGGACAAATTAAAGCAAAACACGGAACAAGCAAAGTTAATTTTAAGGATAGCAAAATTCTTGAGGGATACCAATTCAAATATGTTTATTTTTTAAATAAAAAAATAATAAAAAATATTACAGTTCCCATTTTGCCTTTTAGCAAAATTACAGAAATGAATGCTGGAATGTACAAAGGTGTGCGAGTGCTTAAGAAAGGCGCAGAGAACCAATCTGCGATAGGTGGTGCAAGTCCAACCCACTCGCTCCATACATAAAAAATATAATTATTGCTTATCTTTATAAAATTAACTAAAAGAAAACTACCTACACTCTAGGGAAAAGAGGATGAAGAAATGGCAAGACCGAAGAAGTATAACATTGACAAGAAACAAGTTCAAAATCTAGCAAGACTTGGCTGTACCAACATAGAAATAGCGGAATTTTTTGGGTGTGATGAAAGTTTAATTCGTCATAGTTATTCCGAATTTCTGACAAAAGGGAGATCAGAGCAGAAATTACGATTAAGACAGCTTCAATGGAGTTCCGCAGAAAAGGGAAATATCGTGATGCAGATATTTCTGGGAAAGAACATTCTGGGACAAACTGACAAGATCGAAACAACTCATTCAGAAAAACCCTTGCCGTGGTCTTATGATTAGGAATTACAAAAAGGAATACAGGGATTATCATTCCAAGCCAACGCAGAAAAAGAATCGTGCTAGTAGGAACAAGGCAAGATCAATAATGAAGAAAACAAGAGGCGCAAAAGCCATTGCTGGAAAAGACATAGATCATAAGAACAGAAATCCAAGAGATAATTCTAAAAGAAATTTAAGGGTTAGGTCGGTGAGATTAAATCGTGCTAAAAAATGAAAAAATCATCAGCACTAGCTTATGTTGGTCATAATGCAAATAAAGATAGGCATAAAGACGATTTTTATGCGACACCAACCTTGGCAACTGAAAAACTTTTACAAAAGGAATGTTTTTCTGGTTTAATGTGGGAATGTGCCTGTGGAGATGGCGCAATATCTAAAGTATTAATTAAAAATGGATATGATGTTTATTCATCAGATTTAATTAATAGAGGATATGGAGAACAATTAGATTTTTTACAATCAAACAAAGAAGTAGATAATATCATTACCAATCCTCCATTTAATCTTTCAACAGAATTTACTTTACACGCATTAAAATTATCTAATAAAAAAGTAATAATGTTAAATAAATTATCTTTTTTAGAAGGAATAAAAAGAAACAAAGAAATATTTTCACAAAATAAACTTAAAAATATTTATGTGTTTTCTAAACGATTAAATTTTAGAAAGTATAGTGGCGAAATGAATGGCTTAATGGCTTTTGCTTGGTTTGTTTTTGATAAAAATTATAGTGGAAAAGCACAATTAGATTGGGTTTAATGCCATTAACCACACCTCAACAGCAAGTCATAGACAGCAAGGCAAGGTTCAGGGTTCTCATTAGCGGCAGAAGATTTGGCAAGACCTATGTTGCGATTAATGAATTGGCGAGATTTGCAAGATACCCAAATAAGCAATGCTGGTATGTAGCGCCCAGCTATAGACAGGCAAAGCAAATTGTTTGGAGTGATTTAAAAGAAAAGATTATTAAACACAGGTGGCATAGTAAAATCAATGATAGTGATTTATCCATTCTGTTGAAAAATAATTCAACTATAGCTTTGCGAGGAGCTGATAACGAACAGTCGCTTCGTGGCGTGGGCCTTGACCTTCTTGTGATGGACGAATTTAGCGACATTAAACCTAATGCGTGGACAGAAGTTTTAAGACCTACATTATCGAATACTCAAGGTTATGCTTTGTTTTGCACTTCGCCAAAAGGTTATAATTGGGCTTATGATCTTTATATAAAGGGAACACAAGACAAGGAATGGGAAAGTTTTAAGTTCACAACTCTAGATGGGGGTCAAGTAACAAAGCACGAAATTGAACAAGCGAAGAATGATTTGGATGAACGAACTTTCCAACAGGAATATCTAGCGAGTTTCGTCAATTACGCTGGAATCATCTATTATAATTTTGACAGGAAAAAAAACATCATAAATAAATTTAACAAAACAAACGACACAGTTCATATTGGAATGGATTTTAACATTGACCCAATGTGCGCTGTCATTGGACAAATAAAGGAAAACAAAATATACATCATAGACGAGATTCAGATTTGGAGTTCCAATACAAACGAAATGGTTGAGGAAATAAAAAGACGATACAAGCAAAAGGCGATCATCTATCCAGACCCAAGCGCTAGACAAAGAAAAACTTCCGCTGGTGGTTTTACTGATTTAGCGATATTAAAGAACGCTGGTTTTGAAGTTTGTTGCAGAAGTTCATCGCCTTTAGTTAGAGATAGAATAAATGCAGTTAATACGAAACTTAAAAATGCTAATGGCATATCAAGTCTTTTCGTGTTAAATTCTTGCAGAAATATGATCAAGAGTATAGAAAGACAAGTGTACAAAGAGAATACTAATGTTCCAGACAAGGAAAGTGGCTTTGATCATTTCAATGACAGCATCGGCTATCTCGTGGAATACTTGTATCCTCTAAAAAGGGAATTTAAACCGAGCAAACCTCGTAGGTGGAGTTGATGGCGATATACAACAGGGATTTTTTATCAGTTAAACACGATCTGTATAAAGAAAATATTTCTAATTGGGAATTTTTTATTAGATCGTACTTGGGCGGAAACGAATACAAAAACGGCTATCATTTGCACAGATATATTCTGGAAACACCAGAGGAATACGAACAACGAATCAGACACACTCCCATTGATAATCATTGTCGAAATGTCATTCAAATTTATTCAAGTTTTCTATGGAGAGTTCCACCTAGTAGGGATTATGGAAGTCTGACAGGCGATCCTCAATTAGAGGCGTTCATTGCTGATGCTGACTTGGATGGAAGAAACTTCAATAATGTTATGCGAGATTTACAAGTCAATTCAAGCATCTACGGCAACTGCTGGGCGATAGTTGACAAGCCACAAGTCAATACAAAAATAAGAGCAGAGGAACTGCAACAGGACATACGACCTTATTTGTCAATCTACACTCCAGAGAATATTGTTAACTGGAATTACTC